CATTGTGCCGGAGATTGTCGGCATACTTGCCGACTGCGTTCCAACGCTTGGTGCGCTCATGCTGCTTTGCCCGATTGTTCCGTGTGCGCCTGTTGGAGTGCTTGCGCCGCCTTGTGCGTAGGCCAGTATGGGATTAAGTCCCGCTTTTTCCATGTCGGCCATTGCCCTCTGATAGCTTGTGTTGCTCATTCTTTCCTGCCATGCTCTGTTGGCCGCTGCTTCCGCTGAGTTATATCTCATTGCCGCGTCTTGCTGGATGCGGTTATATACGCCCTGCTGGATAGCTCCCAGAGTGTTTAAGCCCAGTGCCAAGAGAGAGTTTTTGTTGTTTTGCAAGCTCTGCATGCCCTGCGCTTGTTGGCTCTGCCCCAGAAAGTATTTTGCCAGCTCTTTTGTCTGGTCCATGTTTACTCCGCTTTCTCCGGTCATGGTCGAACCGCTTGCCCCTTGACTCGTTTGGTATCCGCTCGAGCTTGTTGCTCCGCTACCCGATGTGCCTTTGAGTGCGTTAAAGATGCCGGTTCCTGCGCTTATAAGGCTGCTTACGCCACCCAGTACTTTTGCGCCTGTTGATAAGGCTCCTAATAAGGCTGGTATTGCCATTTTCAAAAATAGCCGGGGTTTTGTCCCCGGCTGTCTCCTTTCTTTAGTGATGATCGATGAGGCCGGGAATGCTGTAGACCGGCATGCATCGAGTTGTTTTGTTCATGAAGTAGAAGTCGCCGATAAAGTCTGGTTGAGACTGTACCGCAAGAGTCCGTTTCATTTCGGTTTCGCCCTGTTCCATCCAAGCGGTGCTCAGAGTAGGCAGCGCGTCGTAGTCCTGTGCATAGTGCCATGCATCGAGACTCTGTTGTGCGTTGCTTCGGAACAGGCCGGTAACCTTGCTTGGCTTATACCGATAGTCGGCCCATGCTTCCTGATAGCCGAATGCTTCATCGTCCTTTGCGTTGCCCTGTGCATAGATTTCTTTGTTGAGGATGGCTTGTTCGCCGATGTTTGCCAGTACCGGCCAGTAGTAATCATACCGGCCTTTTCGGCTCCACATGCGCTCGATACCCTGCTGATAGGTTTGGTCGGTTCGTACCACTGCGAGTCCCATGATAAATCCGTGTTCCGTAAAGGACTTGGTAAACATGGGTTTGTTCATCGTGGTAACACTTAGCGCCGCTGTGTTGCCCAGCGGACTCGTGTCGTCGCTCGAAGAGGTCTGGATAACCTGAGACACGTTGATAGGCAGTCTGTAGCCGCCCAGATACTCCGGAATCTGCATACGAGAGTCAGGAGAGATAACCCCGAAGTGTTCGCGCAGCACCTCACGGTATCTTGTGCCGCCGCGCGCATCTTTTTCGAGCAGCTTCTGAATCTGAAACGCCTGACGTAACTGGTTGATGGTAGCTGCGGTGACGTTGCTGAGGTCTGCCCCCAGCCAGTTTCCTGTGAATGCGTCTACTTTGTTTGGTACGTTGACGCCATCCGTTGCTATTTCGCTCATTGTGAATGGTGTATTGTCCAATACATCTTTTCCGATGTATCCGTATCCATTTCTCGCTATTTTGCTTAGGCTTTTATCTTCGTAAAGATGTACCATCGCTGCCCCGCCCAGAGGCAGCGTGATTGGCTCGCCTTTCTGAGGCTCAGGGAGTGCTCCGGTGTAGTAGTCAAACACCTTTGCTGCCTTGAGAGGCTTTGCCAACGTGATTGCGTTGTCGTTGGTAGCGCTGCCGTCGTTTTTGCCGGTCGTGGTCGCGTCCGTCACTTCTACAAGTGTCGGCTGTGTCACGTTCTGGTTTCTGAACCATTCGTTATAGATGAGACCGTAGGCTCTGCCGGGCAGAGCGCTTACGCTGATGCCCTCGATTTTGGTAGGCAGACCTAGATAGTCCGCCAGCGTACCTTCTGCCCATCCGCCCGTCGGTGCCGTTACTTGCGGCACACTGTACTCCGTTTTAGGTGTCCATGCGGTCTCCTTGTTTTCGCCCATAAACTCCTTCCAGTGTTCCCACAGTAAGCGGTTAGGCACGAAAAAGAAGTAAAAGTCGCAAAAGGCGTTGTCCATCACCGGGAAGATGGGTGTTGCCATTCGCATCACACACGCAACATCGACTTGGTGTGTATCACCTGGTAGCACCTCGTCCAGATAGATAGGGATGAGGTCGCCCGTGTTAAAGGTCGTTTTGTTGTCGCTGTTGCGCTGGAATCGGCTGCGGCTTACTCCGACCTGCGGATTTTCCGCAAAGTTGTATTCACTGTTGCGGTTCATTCTTTCACCTCACTTTTTTCAGCCGGTTTTTCTGCTTCGGCTTGCTGTTTTGCTATGCCCATTTTGTCTGCCCACTCTTGGGTTCCATAGGCCATGATGTATTTTTCGACATCATTGTCCCACTTGTTTTTGACTTCGATGGGCAGTTTGTCAAACTCTGCCTCCGCGTCTTTGATACGCCCATACCACTCGTGGTAGTTTGTCGGCGCGTCCGAAATATCGGTCATCGTCTCGCTGGTCTGCCAGTCCTGACTGCCCAGTGCAGTCGGGTCATACGTTGCCCGCTTGATGATGTTTTCGATTTTGGTTTCATCCAGACGGCTCTGGATGAGTGCATAGACGTCCTTTTCTCCGGTTTTTACCAGCTCCCGGCCTTCTTCCGTTACCTTGTACTCATATTCCGGCTCACGGCCGTTGCCGGTCAGGCTCGTATGCCTTACCTGCCCGCTGTATGCGCTCCGAAATTTACTCATTGGGCTTGCCCTCACATACGCACATGTTGGTGTTATCGATGATTTCACCGGTCTCATCTTCCATGGTGCAGATGTAGTGCAGCCGGAAATCTTCCGGCTTGACGCTGATAAAGCTGTCTTTGTTTTTCTGCTGGCTCTCGAAGAGTCTGCTTGCAACAGCATCGTTTTGCTGCTCGAAAAGGCCGCTGAAGGTCTTGGCTACCTTGTCATAGATTGCATAATAACGTCTCAGCATTACAGTCTGGTGCCTCCTCTCATGTTCTTCGGGCTGACGTTGACGGCCTTGGTCTTTTTTGCCGTCTGAGTAAAGACCTTTTTGTCTTTACTGCTGGTCATCTTCGTGCGTTTCGCCATTGCTGTTATCCTCCTTGTCGTGTAGTGCGTGATAGATTGCGTCCAGCTTTTCCAAGATTTCCATCATGATTTTGATGGCGTTCTTGATTTCCTTCACACTGATGATTGCCACTCTTTCTTCTCCATTTCTGCCTTTTGGCTTTTGTATTTGTAGATTTCTTCTGTGATGGCTTTCGCCTCTTCTACAGTATATGCTCTTTTGAACAGTCTGTAAAGCTTTCGGATGAAATATTCACATTCTTCCGGTGTTTCCGGCCCTCTGTATCCTTTATACAGTTCATGATATGCTCTATCGTACATTTTTGTCCTCTTTTATTACTTCGTGGTCTTCCCGGTCTTCATTAGTTTCTTCGGCTTTCTGAAATACCCAGTGCCATGAGTCGTTGACATATTGGTAGGTATATTTTCCTTTTTCTACTTTGCTAGGTCTTTTCATTTTTGTCACCTCTCTTTACTGCTTTATCCAGTTTTCCGGGTCGAGTGCTTCCGTTGTTCCCAGGATGTCCTTTTCGATGCGGTATATCTCGCCGTCGCACTGGTCAACTATGTATCTGTATTTTTTGGTTTCGTAAATCCCCTTGTCGTACAGCTCGCTGATTGCGTTTGTGCTCAGATGCCATAAAGATTTTGCTTTCATGGTTCTTACCTCTCTTTCTGTTTGCATTATATCATACTTTTTCTATTTTGTCAAGAGGTTTTTGAAAAAAATTTTTATCGGACTTTGCCTTGAATGTCATGCGGTAGGCGCGGTGCGCCGTGCGAAGAGCATGACGTGACTTTCCGGCTGTCTGCCGTGCGGCCTTTAATTCCGATTTTCAACAGTTTGTGGAAAACTTATGGTTTTCAACATTTTCAACATACTTTTCAACATCATTATACGCAATAGATTTTAGTCTGGTAAAGTGTTTCAACATTTCAACAAGTTTTCAACAAATCTTTCAACAATGAAATATGCTTATTTTTTACGATGTTATGTTTCAAATTTATGGTTTTCAACTTTTCCACAGCCCCTACTACTACGGCTACAACAAGTTATATATAATAAGCGAAAATAAATAGTGGGCCTAATCCTCTTCTTGATAGGATTAGGCCCACTGACACCATTAGAGAATTCCTCTTGCTTTACTAAAGCGTTCTCTGAGATTCTTTTCTTTGATTTTCCCTTGCTGTTCTATGGTCACGTCTGTGTTTGACATTTTTACTTTAAGTGCATTTATTGCGCTTGACTGCCTTTTTTTTTTGACTTCCCATAACCTTTTGGGATTTTCAGTCTCTTGCATCTTGTCAAAGTACCTTGGAATGGGCCTTTTTTTGCCGTTAAAGTATAAACCATCGTCTTTGTACATTTGCTCTTTGTGCTCTTGGTAGTAGTCGTATCCTAGACCCGGATTTCGTGACATACAGCAGTAAGGCGCTGGTAGCCCTAGCTCATTGTATCGTTTTGTGTCGTTGCCGTAGGCTTTTTTTGTCACATATCCCGCTACATACGCCATTGTTTCCGGTGACGCCTCTGCAATTATCACATTGCCCATTCCCCAGATTTTGTCTATTGTTTCGCTTTCAAAGTATGGATTATTGCCTCTTTTTTTCTTAAGGTCTGGTATTTCTAACCCATAATAGATTGCATGGTGATGCGGTCTGCCTGTGGTTTCGCCGTATTCGCCGCAATAAAAATATCTGAGGTCTGTACCCCATTTATCGGACATTTCTTGCTTTTTTCGGAGTCTCTTATTAAAAAGCACCATGTCCTCTTGTAATAGGATTTGCACAACTTCTGGCGCGTCTCCCGTTGTCCACTGGTGTACTGCTCCACGTATAAGTTCGCCTGTTGCTCTTATCATTCCCGGCACATATTCTTGATTCCATGTAAGAGTAAAAAACCATGCTGGTGTGAGTGTTTTTGACTCCATCAACATTCTGGTTTCCCAGTCTTGTCGCTGTCTGAGTCTGCATCCCAGACATTTTCCGCACGGTAATAGCATAACGTCTTTGCGATATGCAAGACTTTCGTATGTTGCCGCTGGATTATGCGCTCTTTCCCTGTATTTTTCTAGGGTCATAATTGACCCTGTTATATTGTGGTCATTCGGATTATATATTCTGATGAGTGGTCTTTCACAACTCATTTAAAACTGCCTCCTCTACTGCCGCCGAAGCCTTGTTCGTCTTTTTTGCTGCTTCCGGCTGCTGTGTTTTTGCCGCTGTTGTTGTTTTGGTTGAGCCATCCGGTTAAGTCCGGGAAATCCGTCTGATAGCTGTTGTAACCGCTGCTGTGCTGCTCTCCGTGCGAGTCTGTCCACGACCAGCTTTCGGCCTTTTGACGGCTATAGTTTGCCATTGTGCCGGAGATTGTCGGCATACTTGCCGACTGCGTTCCAACGCTTGGTGCGCTCATGCTGCTTTACCAAGAACATCTGTCTGAACTCATACTTTATTTTTGAGCTCAA